TCAACTCAACAGAATTAATTATACACGGTTCGGAGGGTAAGTCAACAACTATTTTCGTTAGTGTTGTTATTCTGCAACAGCAAACATCTTGCGACCATCAACCATGAACCGTTCAAAGGCTTCCATCACTCGCTCAGAGTAAACCATCTTACCTTCACTTTGGATATCTTGCAATAACTCCAAGAAACCCAAACCTAAAAATTCACGTTCTTTATTCAGAATACCAATTGCTGTTTCGATTTTCATATTAAGCACCATAAAAGTCAGAAGTAAAACCACAAGCATTATAGACACATTCCCGAACTGTAGTGTCCATCGCTTCGCCAAATTTGTTGTAATCGTTTTTGGCTAACATATTGAGACACTTATAAGTCTGTGGCCATGTCAGGTTCATTGTTACTGCGGCAACAACAATACCATGAACGGCTAAGTTACCAACTTCGCTAAACATTCCGTAGGAGATATCTGTAGTCAATGTAGTCATTTTATTTCCTTAAATCAAATCAACTTGAACTTGCGTACCAACTTGCGAGGTATTGTAACTTGTCATACCAACACCAGTGGGAACTAATGCACCATCTTTTTGCGCCATGTAACGCATGTAAGACAAACGCAACAGAGCATCATTAGCCGCCTGTGAATGGGTGTATGTAGCAAACACACTCGACACACCAGCAACGGTGGTGTAGACACCAAATCCGTCAAACATCACACGGATTTTTTGTGAATTCTTGAAGCCCTGAATGTAAGTCTTAGTACGCATATCAAATTTCCTTTTCTTTTCTCACTCAACAGAATCTATTATACAGGCATTGGTGGGTAAGTCAACAACTATTTTCGATTCTGTTGTTTTTTTGCAACTGAATACTTTGGTATTCACATTGCTCCAGTCCAACGAACATTCTGGAAAGTCCGTGCCATCGTGTTACCACGTGCGAAATTCTTTGCAGGAGCCGACCAACCAGCCGCTTTCAAAATGTCACCTTTAGTGAATTTGCCCATATCACGCAAACACACAAATGAATGCACGGAACGACCGCTACCTTTACGACCAGTAATTACTTTGATGTAACTACGACCAACTTCATAGGACAAGGAATCGCAAAATTCTTGCGCCATTGCTTTTTGAATTTCAGAAGGATTGTCACCATGCCATTTAACATAGTCAGCTTTGATGCATTCGAGGTATTCGTTAAATCCGTCAATCATTTTCATTTCCTTTATCAATTAACCGAGAGTCTTCACAGAACCACTAACAGCGGCACCGAACAAAACCATCACTACAAACAAACCCATCAAAATTGTCAAAACTGTAAGCATTTAAATCTCCTATTAATCTCACTCACTACAGAATCTATTATACAGGTACTGGTAGGCAAGTCAACGGTTATTTTGGCTTTGTGCAAAAATACAACACTTTGTTGCAAAAAAACAACAAAAAAGCCGTCTAGGACGGCTTGGAAATGGGTATTAGTACTTCGGTATTCAATCTTCGGACTCTAGTTCCTCGTTTTGCGGCAACTCTTCGCCTCGTTCTAATCGATGGGTATCGCACAATGTTGAAATCCATCCGTAGTTATTTGAACGACCAGGACTGCCACACACTTCACATGTACGATATGACATTGATTCAGCCATGCGAATCATTCCACTAACCTCGTCAGTATAACCATTTGTGTAGAATCGCAATCCACCAAACTTTTCTTTCACTTGACTTGCTGTGATGTATGGCATGGGTGGTGGGACTTCATTGAACTCCGCTTTCACGATTGCTTTGTTAGCCATTTCGATTGCCCACTCGTCCGGCTCTCCTTTACCACCAAATGTAAAATGCATTTGAAGTGGTCGTGTATCTCCAGCCAATGCACGTTTCAATGCACGATTAAATTGTAACGCTCTTGCACGGCGCTTACGCTTAAAGTCAACGTGACTTTGAATGTTTCCGCACAATACGTCAATGATGTTGTACCAACCATCACCGCATTCGAAACCCCAACACATAGCAGTATGCGTCATTGGTGCATGACGATACTTGAAAATCTTTGGGTACTTTGCACACAATGCTTCATCAAGTTCTTGTTTCATAATATAATCCCCAATAACATTAATATGTTCTATCGTTGTACTTTGTCGAATTCTTCGTATTCATCCCAGTCATCTTCGTTTATATTTTTTGGATCAATAAACTTAGTCTGATGCTTGAACTTGTCTTTTTGTTTTTTTGATTCGTCCAATTTGGGTTTTCGTTTACGACCTTCGTCTTCATAGAAGTCACGAAAACTGGAATACTTTTTAGTCTTAGCCATTTTTTTGCTTAGTGTCCCCGTCAAAAATTTCAGGCAATGCTTCCTCAACTAATTTTCGAGTGATGCCTTTGTAAGTAAGTTTCTTTTCTTTCACCATCAAAAGTAATTCGGCTTCTTCTGGCGATACTGTTTCCAACATTTCAATGAATATAGATTCACGTTTTATCTGTGGAACATTGCTTGTAGGAACCAAGTATTGAAACTTTCTAATTTCTCCGGGAATACGATTGTGTCCCCAATTTCCTGGAGTTTCCATAGGTCTGTATGGAGGCTTGCCCGTAGGCAAAGAAAACTTAACGTCTTCTCGGTATGTGTACTTCAACAATGTGACTAACTCAGGTGTTAGATTTGCAATTTGCTTCAATGCATTTGTGCGTTTCGCTGTAGGCAATTCACCAATATGCTTAAACAACTCAGGCAAACTCATCTTACTAATATCAATAGCCATTTTAAAATTCCCGTATGTGTTCCATCAGCAGTTTCATCCGATGCTGAATAAAATAGTTAAACAATTTATCTCTGCCATTGTTATGGGCAGTCTCATAAGCATTCAAGATTTTCTCTTGATACTCTGCTGGAATCTTAGATAAATCAATCAACAACTCATTACGCTTATAGTTTCTAAGCATAACTTCATTGCAGAATTCTTCAGGTTCTTGATCCAGCCATATATTTAGTTTTTTTTCAGTTACAGGCTTTTGACGGGCTTCTGTGACAAATGTGTCATCGGAAGATAGAAAATTGGGAATACCATCACTTCTGTCGCCTTTGCAAATGTGTTCTTTCAGGAACTTATCTGGATCACTACACTTTAGAAACTTCTTACCCATTGGGCTGTATTGATGCACATTTACGAACTTTTGCAATTGCATGAAGTCTTTGTCGCTTGATAGAATCAGAATCTTTTCTGTAGAATCATTCTTCAATGTGACGCCAAACTTGTGGCACAATGTTGCAATTACATCATCGGCTTCAGTCTTGTCAACTTGAATAACTTTATACGGAAACGTTTCTTTAATTTCATCACGCACTTTGTTCAGCGTTTCGAAAATTAGATTCCAATCAAATGGAGATGCTTCTCTGTCTTTCTTACGACCAGCTTTGTAGTACGGAAAGAAATCTCTACGCCAATACTTTTTGTCATCGCAACAAATAACAATGTCGCCATATTCATCTTTGAATTTAACATTGTACATTCGAATGCTATTCAGCACCATGTGGCGAACCATGCTCTCATCAATTGCGTTTGCCGCATTTGAATTCACTTGCATCATCAGATTTGAAATCATCACCTGATTCAGATCAATTAAAATCATTTTAAGTTATCCAGTTATTACTCTAACAATAATTGTATCAGAGTTAATGCGTCCTGTCAATACGGAGGGTTTAGTAGTCAATCCATCTAGCAGTTTCTTTAGTACAATCTTGCCACCATTCAATACTTCTTTCAACGCAACTTCAGGCTTACGCAAACGTTTGCCACTAGAAGATTGTTCATTGTAGTTTTGAATTGTCGTGCCTTTGATTGTCAAACCTTTTGCATTATCAGAATTGTACATGCCTAGAAGTTTAGTCTTGGTATTGTACAGCCACACTTGATTCGCACCAATGATCTTCTCTGGCAAAACACTTTTCAATCCCAACTCTGAAAACTCTTGCATGTATTGAACTTTAGCGGCAAGAACACTTGCTGGCTTTTCTTTAACTTTGCGTTTCTTACGTGTGGGTTTATTGACTTCAGCAACACGGTTCGTTTCTGCGACAAGAGAATCGTAAATTTCTTTTACTTTACGCAATTGAACTTTACTGAAATTAGAATAGCCCTCTTTGATATCAGCATCTTTAGAATTCATCACCTCTTCAAATTCTTTAGACCTACGAATAAAGAATTCACACATGCGTTTCAGCACAACGGAAGATAAGTTTTTAGATTTGAAGTATGATTGAAAATCAATATTGGTTTTGCATCCACTCTCAATAAACTCATCGACAAGTCCTTCAATGTCGCCAATTTCTTCACACGCTTTTTCACGAATCCTATCTTGAATAGAAGGACCTACATATGCGACTTCAGCAACATCTGCAACCTTAACTCGTTTTTGTTTTTTGGATGAATCTAAAATCAGTTTGAATTCACGCACAAAAAAGGATTTGAAATTCTCTGAGGGTTGATATCCCATACACATCATTCTAGCGATCCAGCCAAGTTGTACTGGAATACTTTTGTCGCTAGATGAAACCATTGCAATTTCATCTTTGGTGCGACCTACACTCGCCATGTATTCAAGCAAAAATGTTTTAGCTTGTTTACTATCGCAGATATAATTGTACCAATTCAACGCACCAATTTCTGCGACTTTGAGGTTTTGAATCTCCTCTTGATTTGTCCAAGAAGGCTCTGGTCCCATATACTTGGACTCAGCGCCAGCATTAATCTTGGAAAATTTCATAATTTATTCACCTAGTGTAAATGATACAGATTTGATAGAATCGTAACGGAATGAACGCCATTCGTTTTTCTCCAAGTCAACTACAGAGATAGACTCGTCAGTTGAAGTGGTGCGAACTCGCTCTGTCTTTTTTTCATATGTCGGAACTGCACTTTCTTGCAATGTGCATTTCATGGTACGCATTGTGCCGTCTTTCTTAAGAAAGTCAACAGTTACTGGTCCATATTTCAAATGACTAATCAGCCAATCACGAAATACTTTCTGTTCTTTTGCGCTACTTGTTGAATAATTAAAAGCTGTCATATCAAAGTCCTCCATGTCAAAAATGTCTTTCATTCAATGTCTCTAGTATACTCATAACTTGCTCAACTGTCAAGTCGGTATCTTCTACCCGTTCTTCCAATGGCAAAATGTCCCAATTGTCATTCTCTACGTCATACCAAGCATAGATGCAGACCTCTTCTTTCGGTCGGTGAATCAAACACCAAGGCGTCAATTCATGTTCGGGAAATATAAAGTTTTCCTGTGCAGAATCTTTATGAATGAAAATCGCATAAGATTCCATGTTCTTATTACCGCCTTCAACGTAGCGATACTCACCATTCTCATTTTCATCTTCCAAGTCGCCATAGCCGTCAAAGATAATTTTCACTTCAGGTATGTCGGAGATATCTTCTCCAATTTCTAACTCATCTGGTTCTCGCCATGATGAAACCAACAAACTAATAATGATATCATCAAATCGCTTATAATCATATTCATAATCAGACATAATTTAATCCTTGTTTTCGTTTTGAACCTGCTTTTCCATTTTCACTTCAGCGTACAAATAGTCGTACAATTCTTTGATACCTCCAATGTATTTTGCATTGTGGTATATGTGAGGAACAAAATCAGTATCAGGAACTAATATGTTCAATTGTTCTCTCGTATAGTCTTTACCCAATATGAATAGTTTATATTGACGATTGCATATTGACAGAAGCATTTCAACTTTGTTTGTTGTTCTGCTTTCCTCTGCGCCGTAAACAAAATACGTCATGGTGCATTGTACACCTGCACGAATTCACTTGGTTCATAATTTATTTTTCCGTACTTGATTGTACCCTTATATTCATAAGTAATTTGATAGCCTTTTATTACATTATGAAATTCTTGTGTAATAACGTCTTTGCAAATCGGATTTGGTTTCGCCGGAACTTTAGCAACAATAGGCGTGTTTCTGTCGGAGCCAGAATAATGTATCGTTCCGTAATGCTTTTCGCAATACTGTTTTGTAATCATGTATGGCACTTTCTCAATTATAGGTTGTTTCGAAAGAACTCTCGCCATATAAACTTTTTCATTTGACGAAGAATCCTCCACAAGAACAACTCTTGCTTGCACATTGGTGCAAAAAAGAATTGCTACAATACTATGTAGTGCATACAAACTTTTCATAGAACTATTCTACAGCATATATTCTAGTGACAACTTTAACTCGCACACTATTGCCAGGATCGTGATTGAATCGTGTGGTACGTAATTGCCCACGATATTCAAACATTACATCATATGCGATAATGTCAGTTTTGAATTCTCTGTCGGAATACGTCATACATCTTTCAGATAAATTCTTTTGCGGATTGTCAATGACTTGCCCATTAACTGGTTGTGCCGCTGGTGCAACTTGTTCAACAACGGTGCATGTTTGGCGAGGCACGGTGTATGCACGTGTACTCGTAATTGGTTGCACACGGACAACTCTCGCCAACTCATGCGTAACAATTTCCTGTGCAATTGCGGTAGATGCAAATGCACATAGTGCTACAATCAATCCACGCTTCATTTTGCAAAACCTTTCATTGCGGATGCAAGTATAATATACAACCAAGTTGCCGATGCAATATTCTCAACTGAAAGTGCGAATGTTGTTCCAAACAAAGTATTGACGGACAACAACGTAAAAATAGAACAAATTGCGCCGACAGTAATGACGCCCAAAAATGCGCCAATTGCGAAACTAGGATTCATATCAAATTTCATAAACACTCCTATACGATAGATTAAACAGTATAACAGATCATATGCGGTATGTCAAAATGTATTTAACGATGGTTCAAATTCGGCAATCAATTCACGCTCACGCTGGTGTGCGGGTTTACGTCCACGAATCACTTCAAGGACTTCATATTGCCATACTGCGCCAGCTAACTCACGCAAAGCATTGCACATTGCCCAATTTTTGTTTTCACACTTGGCACGGCTCACATGCTTTTGCCAACGAATTTTGACCGAACGAACGTAGGCCTGTCCCTGTGCTACAGTCAAGCCAACATATGAATCGCCGGTATCAACGCACGTAACTCGATATAGCACGTGGTTTCTGTCAGAACGTTTTTTTCTCAATGTCATGTAACTAGTATACCATACTGGGACAACAAATCAAGGGTTATTTTGATTTTGTTGCTCAAAAACAACAGAATCCCCCTCTGAAACTTGCCCTAAAACTTGGTTTACCATAAATAATGGTGAATTAATCATTTTGTTTTAGGAGTAAACATGGCGGAAGAAATTAAAAAACCATTGTCACGTAGTGAACGTGAAGCACAAATTAAAGACAAAGCTGGATGGCTAATCACCGTTCTAGCCGCTTTGCTTGCAATCAATACTTACATTTCAAGTGGCAATAGCAGTAAAGTGCTGAACAATACAATCAAAGCAAATGATACTTGGGCATTCTTTCAAGCAAAATCAATTAAACAAACTTTAGCTGAGATGGCTAGAGATGATGCAGTCGATAGAAAACAATTTGACAAAGCAGACAAGTTAACTGCAAAAATTAATAGATACGAATCTGAGCCTGCTACAGGTGAAGGCAAAAAAGAACTAATGGCTAAAGCACGTGCATTGGAAGCGGAACGTGATGAAATTCGCAAGTCTGGTCCTTGGATGACATTTGCTGGTTCTGCATTTCAGATTTCAATTGTGCTATTGTCTGCAAGTATCTTAGCAGTTAGTATGAATCTGTATTGGGCAAGTATTGTGGTTGGTGCGTTAGCCGCATTATTGATGAGTCAAGGTCTATGGCTTTGGCTACCAATCGTTCTATAAAATTAATAGTCTTTATAATATGTTTGATGATATTAAATGTAAGTGCAGAAAAGACTAAAAAAGACGAAACATTGAAGTGTGTTCGTTGGCGATGGATTGGTGATGTTTATGAACGAAAAGTATACTGCATAGAGTGGGCAAAAAAAGATTGTTCACAACGACTACACAAAGAAATTTGTAAACAGGAATAACACAAATGATCGATCCAATCACAGCACTAGCGGGAATTCAATCTGCTATAAGTGTCGTTAAAAAAGCGGCTAAGGTTGCAAATGACCTAGGCTCTCTTGCGCCAATGATTGGCAAGATGTTTGATGCTAAGAGTACCGCAACTAAAGCATTGATTGAAGCTAAAAAGACTAAGAAAGGTTCCAACATGGGAACCGCACTTCAGATTGAAATGGCATTAGAGCAGGCTAGAGCATTTGAGGAAGAGTTAAAATTGCTGTTCATGCAAACAGGCAAGATTGATGTATGGAATAAGATTAAGGCTCGTCAAGCAGAAATGGATGCAGATGATGCTAATGATATAAGACTGCATAACGCACAAGAACGTAAGCGTAAACAAAAAGAACAAGAGTTAAATGAGTGGGCAATGATTATAGGTGCAGTTGCATTTATCGTATTCATATTCGCTATTGGCAGTTATGAACTGATACAATGGTGCCAAACAAGTGCTAGGTGTGGAAGATGAACGAATATCAAAAGACATTTGACATGTGCTTAAAGATATTTGTGTATGGTAGTGTAGCGTTATACTTTTTAGGCTTTCTTAAATTTCTGCCTGATGATTTGTCAGACAGAATTGTCAACGGGTTAATAGGCAGATTTATATCATAACACAAGCATGATTATTGCTTTATAGTATGGAGGTGTCAATAAAACAATAAGGAGAAACATAAAAATGGTTAGTATCAACAAGAAGAACCTTATCGGTATTCTTTTTGTTATGATGTTTGGTGCAGTATCAGCACAAACAACAAGCGGAACTTCCAGCACGACTGGCGGAACAACAACAGGGACCACAAGTCTTATCAATCAAGGAACATACGACAGTAAAACATTAGTGGACACAAATAGTACCTCCAATAGCGTCAGCACAGTCAACAGCAATAGTACTGCAACAAGCACTACTAATGCTACAAGCAATTCAACTGTCAACAGTACTAGTACAAATACAAACAACAATAACAACGTAAGCACTAGCACATCAACAAACGTTAACACTAACAACAATATTAATAGTGGCACACAGACGTTCAATAACAACAACGTTAACTCTGGTACAATGACATACAACAATAACAATGTCAATACCGGAACAATGACGAATATCAATCAAACAACTTCAAATAACACAAACACTAATACAAATACAAACTACAATATTAATAGCGGAACTCAAACATTTAACAACAACAACAATAGCGTCAGCACATCTACCAATATCAATAAGAATGAAAATACTGGTACAATGACGTATAACAATAACAACGTTTCAACAAGCGACAATAAAAATACAAACGTCAATACTAGCAATAACGTTAATCAGAATATCAACTCTGGTACAATGACAAATAACAATAACAATGTTAATGCGTCAACTAGCACTAGCACGAACGTTAATCAAAACGCTAACATTAATCAGAATATCAACTCTGGTGAAATGACTAATAGAAACATCAATGAGAGTACAATTACTCAACGTGTGATTCAACCACCACCAACTGCTGTAGCACCTACAATGATGAGTGGTGGTAATAATGACTTGTGTTCTACGGGTTCATCTGGTTCTGTTCAGACTCAAATCTTTGGTGTTTCATCTGGTGGCACAATTAGAGACTTGAATTGTGAGCGTTTGAAATTATCTAAGACTCTTTTTGATATGGGTATGAAGGTAGCCGCTGTTGCTACTATGTGTCAAGATAGAAGAGTATTTGATGCTATGATGGCAGCCGGCACACCTTGCCCATATGAAGGTAAGATTGGTGAGCAGGCTAAAGCGGCGTGGGAAGCAAATCCAGATAAAGTTCCACAACTTGAAAAAGAAAAGAAATATGAAACTGCTAAAAACGTTGGCTTTGGCTCTCTGCTTGGCATTCTCGTACACGCCGCTTTTAAGTAAAGCGCAAACATTAGACCCAACGCAAGTCTACACTACGGGGAATATTGTTTTAAATACTCCTCAAGGTGGACCTACGCCTTGGGTTGGCGGTGTCTATCAAGATCAATTAACTTGTTGGGCATGGGGTGATCCTGGTTACTGTGGACCAAATGCAATTGTTCGACCTGGCGGCAACATTAACTTTTCTTACGGCTCTACGTATCTGTATCAGCAACAACACATTTCTACATTGTTGCCTTCAATAACAGGTTTGCAAGTTAATGGATATAATTTTGGTTTTACTGCAAAGAATGGTAATGGTTGGGACGATGGGCGTACAGACAACTTAATGGCATTGGTTCGTTTTTGGGATAACACTGGCGGCAGAGGTGCGGATAATTTGCTTTATGGAAACGTATATTCTTTAAACTATAAATTTAATTGGACAACTTTTAACTACAGCGAAACATTTACGACACCACTTGCAGTACCTTCTATTGGCCAAGTACAGTATGGTTTCATAGGTAGCGACAACAATGGTTGGGCGGGTCCATATGGTCCAGAACTATACAATGTTAATTTCAGTTTAAAGTATTCTGTGGATCCATGTGCAACTAATGTTTTGAGTAGTCCATCGTGTCCTGGTTATCTAGATGCATTGGCTAAGTTAGCACCGCAACCAACAACAACAGGTACTACAACAGAAACAACCTCTGCCGGAACTACAACGCTCGTTGATAGTGTATTAATTTCACCGACTGGAACATACGGAAGTTTATTACCTCCATCACCAGATACAACACAGCCCTCTTCACCTCAACAAAGTGGACCAGTACCTTCGGGTCCTGCTATGACAGGACCAACTCAACAAGCATTGACTACACAACCTGCGGCTACACAAACAAAAGTTGGTGAAGTAAGTGACTCATCTGGTTCGTCAAAGAGTACAGTTTCTTTGTCGTCAGTTCTTAGTATGATTAGTTCTAATCAAGATAAGACTAGTGCGTTAGAGAAGTCTGTAGTGCAGGCTGCCGATGCACAGGCATTCTCTGCTGGTGAGACTGCTAAACAACAAGCAGAAAAACTTGCTGGCGATGTTCAATCTCAAAGCATCGCAAATAGTGGTGGGTCTCAGTCTGGTGGTGCGACAGCATCTACCACACAATCATTTGGTATGCAAGCACAAGGTTCTGCAATTTTAATGCCAGGAAATTTACAATCTGGTGCGGCCGCAAACTCTGCTAGACTTCAACAGTCAATTAATAGTGGCAACATGGGAAATCAAATCGAAACTACATCATCGTCCAATACAACACAGCAACAATACAACAACCAAAACACAATAAGACAAGACTTGAATGTTGCAATGGTAACACCATCTTCAGCATATAGCTTAGTTGTGCCAACAAGACAACAACAAGTTCAAGTTGAAATGCCGACATTAGAAGGCATCAAATTTGGATACAGAGGTCCAGTTGATAGTGCCATGGAATCTAAACCATTCTTACCACAAATGAATACTGATTCGCAACAAAACAGTACTGTTAAAAAGAACGTACAGAATAATGAAGCCGCAGGCAATGTTACAATTGAATCTATTGCAAAACAACCTGCAAACTATGCACAGTATTTTGGTGTGATTCCTGATGTTGCATTCTATGCACCAAAAGAAATTTACAAGAATCAAAAAACAGTAGATAATGCTAGAACATTGAGAGGTCTACAAGGTGGTAGTGATAGACTACACCAAGAAATGGTCAATCAACAATATAAATAAGGAAGAAAAATGGCAGAAGAAATTAAAAACGTAAACGCTAAGATTGACGAAGCGGAAGCGGCAGTTAAGAAGTATGCAAGTAAAGATACAGTTATCAGTATTGGTGGGTATGAATTCACACCAGCTAAGTTGATGGTTGCGTTCACTTTAGCATCATCATTACTTGGTGGTTTGTATGGCGCATTTGAAGTCTACAAAGACTATCAAGGCATGAAAGATAAAATTGCTAAGTATGTGTCTCCGGACTTAACAGAGATATATAAGAAGATTGAAGTGCTAGATGCTAACACCAGTAAAATGGTTGAATATACTGATACAATCAAGATAGATTTGAAAGGTGATGTTCGTAGATTAGAGGGTGTTGTTGAAAACATTGAACGTTCTAGTAAGACAGACCAACGTTTAACTGACTCTAGCATGAAAGAAATCAAACGTGATGTTGACGGCACAGTAAAAGAAATCAAGCGTGATGTTGATGCTACATTAAAAGATATCAACAGAGAGTTAGTAAAGAATCAAAAAGAAACTCAAGCTGAAGTTAGAGCATTGAGAGTTGAAGTAGATAACAAAATCAAAAAAGCATTGGACAATCCATTAGCTAATTAATTAAGGAATAATTATGGCGGCATCAGAAGGTGTAGATTTAGAATGGGCAATTGCCGAGAAAATTCAAATCAAAAATAACAAGATTAAAAAGCATTCACGCCCACTCTCGGCTAATATTTTAGCCCAAGCAGAACAATGCATTACACACATCTATAAGTTTGCTGGTTCTAAGAAAGTTGAAGCATGGCATTCTGACGATGCATCAAATCCGTTTGGTGTTGCTATCTCGGCAAAACCAGAACCGAAAACAGACCTTGTGCTAAAGATAGGAACAAAGGTGTATTCTGTTTCTGTTAAGATGGCTGGTGGTGTTCAATTAGCATCAGGACAAGGTTCGTCTACTGCTGAATTATTTGAGGCTGCCGCAAAGCAAGTTCCTGGTGCGTCAAAGAGTAAAGTTCTACTCTCTATCATCAAAGAGTTGAAGACAATGCCCACACGACTTTTATCCGAATCTAACAAGAAAAGAATTCTTGATGAGGCTTCAGAGAAAGTTATCAATGAGTTTATCAAAGGTGGGAAGATTATCAAAGACAAGAGTTATGAATACTGGATGTCACAAAACAAAGAACTCCTGATGGAGTCCTTGTTGAAGTATATTAACTCTGATAAAGAATATGCGACTGCGCTACTCTATGAAGCAATGACAGGAGAACTATCTTTAGCCCAATACAAAGGGGCTGTTGCAGATAGCATTATCAGCCCCAAAGGTTTTTACATCATCGACAAAAAATATGTTGAGAGTGTAAAGAGTAAAGTTAAGTTTGATGTTCGTGGCAAGTCCAGAAGTGGTATTACTGGACTTGCGTTTCGAATTGACTTAAGACCTTAACTCTTAGCCGCAGGCTTTCTCTTCTTAGGTGCAGGAACAGCCTTAGCAGATTGCTGTCTAGGCTTATTAGTTTTAGCGATAGGTGTTGGTTGCTTTTCAATCCAAGGTGTTTCTTTCACTTCAGGCTTTGATTCTGCAACTGGTGTTGGCTCAACTTCAACTTTAGCGATAACAGCTTCTGTTGTTTCTTTGATGTTCTTTTCTGCAACATCTGCAACAGGATTCGGCTGAACCAAATCAACAGGTTTACTTGGCTTTTGATTTGCATTTACATACCATGCGTATGCAAGTACACCAAAAATAGCTAATGCAATAATAATTTCCATGATTTCTCCTTAATGTCCTAAAATGTGAACAGCATGTTCATAATGTTTAATGCGATCTTCAAGCCCAATGTATCCGCCATTAATGCGTTTTGTCATTGTCTTCAAATCACGAATATCGGCTAACTCGTTTAACCTTGTAGCAGACCAGAACCAGCAAGCAGAGTGAATAGCATATTCAACATCTATAAGCCAATCCGGATTTTCGATTAGTGTATTGTTCTCAAACAACTGTTGAGTACATTTCGTATAATTATTCTTTCCTGTAATTTGAATAATTCCACGACCACGATATCTCCAACCATCTCCAGACTCTTCAGGTCCATTTCCCATACGATTTGCATAGATACGATTCGCAATCATTTCTGGCTTGCGTTCATATTGTAATGCTAATGCGTCTGTAGGAAAGTATTTAGCAAACAGACTACGCAATCCCTTAGCACCATAGTTTAAATTTTCTTGCATTGCGGTAAATCCAGCAGATTCATGTCCACATTGTGCCATGAAAGCGGCAACTCTTTCTGGTGTATCTATATCGTATTCGGGTAGAATTTCAGAAAGGTTTTTGTACCACTCGTCAAAGTTTTTTACTCTAGGTATTAATTGTCGTACCGCATTTTCGGTGAAAAAGTCCATCGCTATCTCCTATGATTGTCATAGGAGTATTTAGCATAGACTTAATCCCAAAGTGCTTGATAGTATTTACCGAACAGACGGAATCCGTTTTGAATTCGTGTTTCGACAACTTTCATGCCTTCATAGTCACACTTGTATGTGTCGTTAGGACCATGTTCCATTCGAAACAACTTAGCATCTTTCTTGGGAACTTCATTGCCATCTTTATCAACAGGTTTCCAAATCAACTCATGTTCACCGGAACGAAACGCTTCTTCCCATGAATCATCAAGTTTACAATTGAATGCGAAAATCATTTCATCAAGTACCCAATCCCAACGTTTAAAATGATTTCCGTCAGTATCGTATTCATTCTCTTTTGCTGGCGCTGAAGTTGACTTCAATTCTTCTGGCACATCTTCATCATCAACATTAGGAGCACCATGCTTTGTAGCTTGCAATTGTTTCAACATAGGCAAGACAATCATTGCGAGTGTGTGATCCATCGACCATGTATCATACTTGTCAATCTTGATGTAAGACACACGATTACGCTTAGATTCAATCCATTGACACAGTTTCAACAGCCAAGTTTCTGGTGCGTTCTTTGATTCTACAATCTCTTCTTTTGTAGTGCCATGAGAAAGCCAAGTGCCAAAGTCATGCACCCACTTAGGTTTGCTTTCCATATCATATTCGTCCTTTACAGGCTTCGCCCAAAAGCAGAGTGCTTCAGCAATTTGATATGGTCCGACCCAATTCTTATAAGGTCCGATGTATATTTTCATCTTGCGCTTTCGTATATTTTAGGGTTTGGTCTAGTTCTAATATTTGTATTAGCTTCAAACGGAAGATCGTCAATCAACGGACCAAATTCACGTTCCATGTAATACTTGCCCATCGCTTTAATACATTGATCCATCAAACTATTAGAGCCAGAAGAGGATTCTTCATTCCAAAAACAAATGGGTGAACGTCCCCATGTTCGATATCTCAAAGCCTCGTGAAAAATCTTTCGATGTTTCTTGTTGCTTGGGTCAAACGTTTCAAACGGTCTGCCGAATTGCTGAATCTTGCTCATTTATATCACTCTCTATCATAATTAAAAGTTGTTTAGCTTCTTCACGTACTTCAAAAGTTACTGCATATCCAAAACCTTCTGGATCCAATAACTCTTTCAAAAAATATATAATTCTATTTTCAGTTTTTATTTTCATCTGTCAATCTCACAAATTGATTGGTGACGGAAAAATCTTCAGGCAATCTTTCTACAATTTTTGTAAAATGATGTGAGTCTGGATAGTGTCTCAAAATGCTTGATGCACGTTGACGTATGTATTTAGGCACCTTAGGCGTTATTTTAGGGTTCAACAAATCTAAAAGCATTTGGTGCCCACAACGTAATGCACGATATCTTTCATCAGGTAGCGTCATAGTTATTCTCCCGAATGTGTTCTTCTATCTTAGTGAAGAATGTATTCATTTTGATTTCATCGCTCCAATTCTTTGCATAGTCATTGTCTTTATCACACAACGCCAGTGCATCATCTTTGCTAATCACACGATGCGACACGATTGTTTCACCAAGATGTTCTTGGCTAAACTCTTTTGCTTCTCCCATAGTAACAGTATCAAGTGCCCATAATGTTTTGTCTTTACCAAACTTATCAACACCAACAGGCACTTCTACCATATAACGTTCACGGAATGTAGAGATTGCTTCGACAAGCACCCATTGTGTTTCAATCTTTTTCATAGTCCAGCTTCCATCTTTATTGTCAGTCCAATCAATAGCATCACCAGGTTTCCAACCAGTTTCTGCTAGTATATCATCATTCAATGGAAGAATCAACTCACCAGTTTCGGGGTCTTCTTCCAATGATATTGTCCAAGTTTTATTTGCCATGATTGCTCCTCAAGTTCATATTAATATTGTAACTCAAGTGTGATGGAAAGTCAAGCGGCAAGCATACGAATCAATCCTACCGAATCGATTGTTGTCAGCAATACGTAGTTAGCAAGCATCCCAAATGATTTCCGAGTATAACTAGCCCAAGCATAGAGACTACAGCCGATAATCCATATAGGGTATAGAGTAAGTAGGGGTGGGTTAGGCACAGTAAAAGCCATGGCAATCGAACAGCCAATAGAAATACCCCAAGCAAGCAACTCAATGCAAAAACGAAAGTGATTAGAATTCCAGTCATCTTTAATCCATTCTATAGTAGGTCGAAACAAATCAATAAACATAATACTAATCCAAGTTAAATAGTTCTGGATGTGTCTTTGCGAAATATAGTCTCAATGTGTTCCAGTGATGAAACAACTCAGAAGAATCTTGTGTCATTGTCATTTTCTTCAATTCGTATAACGATTCGATAACTTTAGAAAAGTCTTTGATTTGATCGTAATAAACTGAATAGTCATTTGGTCTGCTGTAGACTTTGTATTTTTTGTTCATGTGTAGAAACGTAGAGAAGAGGCGTTCTACAATAAATGGAAAGAGATTTAGATTTGGATCTCTTCCGTAGTTTGCACTACCATGATACAACTCTGCTTGCCGTCCAGTCAAGCCTTCAAGTTTTTCTTTGATATCTTTAACGAATGCAATATAGTCTAGCCAGAATGATTTCTTTGCGACAAAGTAACTGCAAAAGCAAGTCGAATCTGTCATAACATATTCTAACGAATTCTTATCATACCCACCAGCATCAAAGGCAGCCGATACAACTTCACGAATGCCACGGTGAAAGTATTCGCCTTGTTCCCATACATTGTATGTCAATGCACTTTGAATTCTAGCGTGATTGAATACCCAAACATCAGCATCAGGATTTTCATTAACTGCATCAATGATAACTTTTGATGGGTGACGCATTTTCTCTTGCCAACGTGGACCGAATACGCCCCATGCATCTAAGTCATCTGCAAAGCCTTCGTCAATGATACGATTGAAAGAATGAAACTCTCTTAACTCAGGTCGTTCATTTTTTGTATTATCAAATGGCGTAAGCAAAGAGTCTACTTGCGACAATTGACTTTCTTCAAAGCAAATCTGAAATACTTTAAAATTCATTCTGATACTCCAGCACCACTTGGTGCAATATTGCCCTCAATGCCAATCTTTTTAATTCGTTGAATATGATCGGCATTTAAATGTGCGAATAATAAATGTTCAATGTCAATGTAACCGCCTTGACTTAGAACTGAATTAATATCAGCAAACATGTTTCTGTAGCATTGTGTGATGTATGGAAGCATATTCGCATCAAAACTCCACAGTCTACTCATGTACTGAAAAATGACACCACCAGTTACTGCGGAAGTAAATTGACTAGTGAATGGTCCACGAATGATGATTTTGTTTTTAGCATTCAAGTGTGTCTGATAATCAAACCCATCATTCAAAACATATCGCCCACTCATCTTGAAAATACGTTTGTATTTTTCGTAGTCTTTGTTTGTTTCCATCTCTTGAAATATCGTACCGAATATGATTATCTCAGCCATATTCTTTACAATGTCTTGATTTGGTACTGCAAGAACTTGCATGACGCTTGGTGCGTCAGAGAAACTAACAATCGCTCTAGCGTACTTTGTTAGTTGTGCTTGTTCGTCTTCTGTTGGAATAACATCACCGCCGTCTAGAATAACAATGTCAGCATCGCATCTATCTTTAATAGATTTGAGAGTTTCGATTGTTTGTTCTAAACGTTGCTGTGGAGAATAGACTCCATGCTTAGTGTGTATTGCAGATGATACTAGAAATAGACTTTCACTTTGTTGCTCTAGGGTTTTTAACATTTTGTTTTCTCACAGGTTTAGCTGGAACGGGTTTAGCTGTAGGCTTTCTGCGTTTTGGCTTTTCATCGGGTGCGCCACGTTTATTCAGTCTTCTAAAGACTTCTTCTGGCTCCATCCAAATATCCTTATTCTCAAGCATAGATTTAATTTCTATGTCAGTTAAGAATCCATTGTATACACTACGCATGAATTTATCTGACCACTTGCGTTCGTACATGATATTATCATACATCTCACCACCTTTGCCAATTGTTCCGCCAGAGTAGTTGTGGAACATGAACATAGAATTTTCTGAGATTTCGAAACCATCTGCGGCTAAGAACACCATCGTTGCGGCTGACATACATGCACCTTCAACGGATGCTAGAATTCTTGCGCTAGATTCTGCCATGACACGCATTAGTTGTACTGCGGTGAATAGATTGCCACCTGGCGAATTGATGTGAATTTTGATGATATCAGTCTCGGATGCATTCCTGATAGTCTCAAACCAGTCAACGTAATCGTCAGGCGTAGTTATCTCTCCACACAAGTAGAACGTGTATAAATGTCCTAGGGGTTTTGGTTGTCTAGGCTTCTTAGAGTCATCTAAGCCAAGCAAAGAACTGATTTTTTCTTCTTCCATTATTACTCACTTTCTACATTATTATAGAGTATACTCTATTTTGTTTCTGTTGTCAACTTATCAACTCCATATTTGCATATCCAATATGCATCTATCAAGTCGGAAGAAGGGTTCCATTGTTTCTCTGTCATATGTAGTTCTTCTTTCAATCGAATATCATGCACTTCTTCAAAAACTTCTTGCATTCTTTCTTTATTCGCATTACCTTTACCTGTAGCGTATTTTTTAATTACGGTAGGTGGAACTTCTGTGCATTCTACAGCAAACAACCACAATCTATATTTTAGAATGCCTGCGTTTTCTGCAATGTTAAAAACTCTGCCTTTAGACCCCATGGAGTATCCTTCTAAGAATACATGTGCGTCTTTGTCTCGTTCTAACAATCTGTCTATGAAGAAATTTGATATGCCATCGTATCTGAGTACATCACTTAAACCTTCATGTTCGAAATACTTACCTGTTATGTTTTTAAACTGAACATCATATTTTCTCAATTGAGTTAGAAAATAAAAATGACATTTATCAAAAGTAAATTCTCCGTCATCAGTATCAAATAAACACATTGCAGGTGAAGTTAATGAATAGTCTACGCCTGCTACAATCATTTATCGTCTTCTTCTAATTTCCAATCATCAATATCTTCTTCAAGTAACTTTTCCCATTCTTCATCGATATCGTCTTCTTCGTGCGTACCAACATTTTCATCTGTTAGTTCTGATCCGCAATAAGAACAATGAACTGGCTCGTTATGTGTATCTCCTGCAACTGGTGTGACAGTATACTCTGCTTCGCATGAGTCACAAAATATCTTATACTTTGACATAAATCTCCTTATTCGTACATTACTGTATCAGCATCACCAATTGCCCATTTTGGATTTTGCTCTACAATATATTTTTTAGTGCAGACTTTAAAGTCTGGAAATAATAGTTGTTTAGGGTTGCTTGCCGCATCATTAAATATACAGCGATTGTTTGGCTGTGCCGCATACTGACCATTGTCGAGTTCTAAGAAATTGTATGATTTATGGTCTTCTGGATTTTCGCTATCGCCCATATCTAGATATTCATCTGACGCACAATTGTCAACAGTAAACATGTAGTTTCCTGGATACCATTGTTTATCTTTAGCGTAAAATTTGCCACTCAGATTCATTAGAAATGATTTTTGTATCACGGCAATGTCATACGATAAACAGTCCCATATTTGCAAATGATCTAGAGGTAAAAATTTATCTCTATCTAAATTGTGATTTCTGCTCACATACGCTTCTAATGGAAGTTTATCGTACAATGCTCCATACTCAGGCAAATACGATTCAATGAAGAATGCTCTACGGCTCATTGATTTGATTGATACCCAAATGCAAGGTACGTATTCACCAAATCCTTTTTCGAAATTATAAAGAAATTCTTTTCTTATATAACATCTAACTCTTGGGATGTTTGCTACTAAAAAACTCATATCTTTTTACCAATGCCTTATAACGCCTGCTACAATAAACAGATTCGTTATTATATAGCA